CTTCGTCGGCAGCGTCAGATGTGTATAATATACAGGGACAAGACTTGGATACTTATCTTTCAGCTTGATATGCTCCTCGTATGGATGGAACGCCTTCACTTCAATAGCATTCGCCTTATCTCTTCCCGAGAAGTAGGAGAAGAAGAACTGCTCCGATATGCCCGCCTTGTCCTTCGTCTTCTGCCATAGATTCTCAGGCGTATCGGTAATTAGCGAAGCTACTTCTATCTCCCCTACGAGACGACATACGGGGCTGGAAGCATATACAACGATACGAGTAATATCATCCCTCTTGTATAGCACTCTCCTGAACTCGTAGGACTTCTCTCCTGAGATAATCCTATCCACGAACTCAGGTTTTATTGACATCAAGACTTTCATTGGTTAGTCATCTTACTTATGGTTATTACTAAAACCCGTTCTTTTCAAGAATTTTATCTATCCTATCATTTATGAAGGCTATGACCTCCTTGACGTGAATATCAAGAATATCGTTACTTTCGTTCTTGGCATCAGTCGATGATTCCTCCACGTGCGATTTTCCTTTCATAATATAGGTTTCCTCGTGTTGAATAATAGTAGAGCATATTAAGCTCTTCGTACTTCTTCTCTGTAAACTGATAGTACTCTCCGTTGATGTACTTCAGTCTATCGTTCTTGTCGTAAAACTCATTGAATAGTTCTCGGTACGTGATACCTGAATAGCTGATAGCGTCCCTCAACTCCGAGTTTACAATACGTAAGACCACGACACTCTCCGATAGCACATCGTCATAGCTTACTATTCCGTAAGACTGAAGGAGTGCGTTATTGACATCTGTACTAAGGGCGACTGCAATACTACTAACCGCCTTCCTCAGCTTTTCTCTTTCAGCTTCATTCTTGACGATACTATCCACGACCACACTGAAGTTGTTCACCTCAAAGTAGGAGTCCTTATACTTCATCCTAAGAATGAACTTGAAAAGTACATCCTCCCCAAAGCGAACCTGAACTCCGAAGCCAATAGACTCGCTCAGATAGGATATAAGGATATTGTCAATAGGCATCTGCACTTTCTCCGATAGATAGGTGCACAGCTTGTTCTTTACAAATGTAATTGAAAGACCTGCTTCCTTTTGCGCACGAGGAGAGAAGAGCTTGTTTGTAATGCTACGCCTAAGGTAGTATTCACTCCCTTCTTCTGCAACTTGGTATGATGCTTTAATCTTTGGTCTTGCCATACTATTACTTGTTGATTAGGTGACTTAGGATATGCTTGATGACATCAATCGTCCAGCCATTACCCAGCATCTTGTACGCTTGGGAGTCGGGACACTTCCACTGATACCACTCAGGGATGGTCTGCAAGCGTGAGCATTCAATAGGTGTTAGTCGTCTTATAAGACACCCTATCTTCGCCACGGGCTGTCCGCTCCCGTCATTCCTTGCTCGTGCTGGGAGACAAGGGGCTTTATCTCCTGCCATAGGTCGGAAGCCTCTATCTTCAATATGAGTTCTCCAAATGCCTGGGGTGACTTGCTTGTCGCTCTTTATAGCAAGCAAATCCATATCCGAATGGTTGCCACCGCTGTTAGCACCGCCTGAAAGGCAAGAAGCCTTATTCTGAGAACCCTTTGGCTTTAGGTCTTTACCTATCTTGATGATGTCTTGATTAACGTCAAAGAAGGGAAGTTTACCTTCGCTCTCCATCTTCTTATCGCACGTCCTTACAATGTCATTCCCGAAGGAGGAGTTGCCGATGTAGTACTTGTCATCTACGTCCTCATCAAGAATGTCCCTTAGGTTTATACCCTTATCTTCGGGCTGTTCTATATCCGTATGAACCTCACCAAAGAGACCATCCTCACGAACCTTGATATTGCTCCAATACAGACGTGCTCGGTTCTGAGCAGAGACGAGGGAGAAGTTGATTTCAACGGGGTGGACACCAAGACTTTCGTTGATGAGATGTTCATCTTCACCTCGCATACGAACGTTCTCCAAGAGGAACTTAACATTCGGATTGACGCTCTGAACGTGGTGAAGAATATCAAGGAAGACCCAATACAGCTTACTGCGAGGGTCGTCATGACCAAGCATCTTCCCTGCGACACTGAACCCCTGACAAGGAGACCCTGCGAGGATGAGGTCAATGGATGACCAATCAATGTCCCAGCTCTTCCATTCCTCTACATTGCCGAGTTGGATGGTGTCGGGGAAGTTGAGTTGTGTCTGCTTGATGGCGTGCTTGTCAATTTCACTTGCGTAGTAGGTGTCTACCTTTACTCCAAGTTCCTTGAGAGCTATCTGCCCACAGCTCATTCCGTCAAAGAGGGATAGTACGTTCATTCCTTGTTTAATCTTATATTTCGTATTTCATCCCTCAAGAGACGCTCTATGTCAAGGCATTCTGCCTCTGCCTCCTCTTCACATCCATAACAAGGGTCTACTCCCAGGACTTTTATTTCCTGCCCGTTGATAGTCAGGGGAAGTTTTGATATTCCAAATCCAATCTTAGGGCTGGGTTCAAGTGAAAAGACGTGGTTTGGATAGTAGCCGTATATCTTGACAAGTGATAGCTCTTCTCCTGATATTTCATCGCTTGTACACGTGTCAGGTATGAACTTCCTCACTAAGATGGAATTGCTGAAGCGAGTAACCCCCATAAGACGTATGTACAACTTATTCGGGACTACCTCTATGATGAGTTTACTTCCACTTGCAACAAGCTCTTGCACCGATTTGGTGAGTCTGTTTGGCTCAGACAAGATGAACTCCCTTAAATCACAAAGGAATTTCATCTTCTTCTGACCATCATCACCATCCTCCATCACGAAGTTAAGGTAGAAAAAGGTTGGCAGTCCCATTTCCAATAGGATGTCATCATGACTACGAACTCCATCCTCTTTAATGTTCTGAGCTTTCATATCTCTTATCGTGGGTTATAAAGGATGATGTATGGAACAGAAGATGCGATGATACCTGCAACCACAATCCCAATCATGTAATAGTGGACGTACCTGCTGTTTTTGACCGCCAAAAAACACATCGCAATTAGCCAAAAGATGAATGCCGAGAAGGCGATAATGCAGAGCGTTAGGATGAACCCACGTAAAGGTTCAGTGAAGTCACCGATCCAATAGGCGCAGAAGGTAGCAACGAATACGATGCTCAGGGCTATATGGAAGAAGACTTCTTTAATTGCCTGCGCTTTCATACTTGACCAGCTGTTCTTTAAGTTTAATGATTTCATTCTCTAATTCTTTAACCTTAGTCTCATACTCCTTCTTCTGCTTCGTTAGCTTTACGTTGTGAGACTTGAGGGTGTACACCGATGCACTCAGTTCAGAGATGTGTTTGTCTCCGTCCTCAAGGTAGTGCATCAATGTAGCTACCTCGTGTTCCTTCTCCGCCATCCGCACCTTCCCACGAGAGTGACGAATTGAGATTACGAATATCGCAATGGCGAAGAATATGATAAGGACGGAGAGTGTGATGACGGAAGTTAATAGGCTCATAGCTACTTCAGTTTTGTTAGGTTGAAGTTCTGAAGAAGACCATCCTTGTAGTGCTCGTTACAGAAACGCTGGGCTTCTTTCAGGGTCTCAAGGTATTCTTCTTCGTTGATAGGTAAGGTCTTTGCAGTTTCAATGTATTCGTAGCATTCTTCATTCTGCATATACATACCCGTCTCAACAAAACAGACGTATCCTTCTCCTTCTTCATTATAAACGATATAGTACGTAACAAAGAGGTCTTGGAAGACATTTGCAAATCCTGCATACCAGCTGTCGTTCCATTCAAGAGGAAGGGCGAGGTCTCTCAAATTCTTAATGCTCAGCTCCATACACATCCCAATTACCCTCCTCTTCGGAGCAGTCAATTCCGTTCACGAAGTCTTCAAATTCTCCGATAACTCTGTCCATATCTTCCATCCCTTCGGAGACGCTGTAAACGTCTTCTTCCAACTCGCATCGTGTAGCCTCAAACATAATGGAAGATGGGTCATCAAGTCTCATGACATTGGTGATGACCTTGTTGGAGATGTCGGAGGACGCTCCTTCGCAGTGAGACCTGATTTGAGCGATGTAGTTCAGAATCGAACTCCTTTCTTCTTGTGTCATAGCTGTATGTTGCTTTTAGCTTAGTTGCACTTAGTTCCTTGTGGTGGTTCTTTTGTTCCTTTCCACATCACAAAAGTAAGAAGAGTTTTTCAATCCGCCAAACATCAAACAAAAAAGTCTCCCAAGGCAAGCACCTCGGAAGACTTCTCTTTGATTATAATTGCAGTATGTTAGTAGCTGTCTTGTTTTTCTCAAGCAACACCTTCAAGTCGTTTTCGCAGACGAGTTGTGCTTCATACTCGTTGGGGATATATGTTCCTATTTCAAGAGACTCGTCAAACCCAATCTTGTCTATGTCTTCGTCTGACTTGATGATGATACGGAAGCAACGGTAACAAGGTCCATATCCGAAGTCATGGTCATAGAACATATACTCGGCACGATATTCATCGTTGATGGGATACGAGCCAAATGCGAAATTCCCGTCATACTTCCATTCTATTTTTGGTGTATTCGTTTCCATATTATTATGGTTTAGTGTAAAACATATTACATACCTTGATGACTTGGTACTCTCGTGCTATTTCCTTCGCACGTTCAAGAGTTCCTGCAAACCCAATGGTCACTCCACTATAAAGGCTACCTGCCTGAGCCTCAATGCACCAAGACTCATTAGGCATTTGGAATATGTGAAGGTCATAGGTAAGACCCGTTCTGCCGTAATACCCTCCGTCTTCTGTCTTCTCCCAAAAGATAGGCTGAAGTGAGGCTTCAAGTTCTTCCTTTGTCATATTATTATCTGTAATGGGAGAGCTGTTCTCTAAGCATCTCTATGTTATTTGAGAGACCCGTGCGTAGGCTCTCCTTGCTTTTGTAGGCTTCGTCTAACTCTCGCTTCAGTCTACGGATTTTATCGCCCTGATTGATGCAGATAACGAAGAGGATTATAATTATGACGTAGAGCATACTGCTTAAAATTAAATCCACTTCACGATGGTGTCGCCCTTGTATCCCTTCTCCCAAACAGCCCACATATATGCAGTAGGCGAGCTTTTCTGTTCAAAGTTCTCCATGTCTCCGTCCTTATAGCACTTCACTCTTCGTGAGAAGACATATACGACCTTTGGTGGATATTCTTCAAAGAATACTTTGCGTTTCATTCCTTCAAGGAACTGAAGGCGAAGGAACATAGCTACTTTATGCCCCTCCCCTACTAAGCTGAGACTCTTCTTTACAAAGTCAAGAGCGTACTTGTATGGAGGGTTAGTGATAATGTCACCATCATAGGACTCTTCGCTACACGTTAGGAAATCAAAGATTTCAACACTTCCATCTCCAACTCTGTCTACAATGTCCGAAGTCCTAACATTATGTCCGTTTTCACGGAGTACGTTTGATAGGTGGTTCATACCACATGCTGGCTCCCATACGTTGCGACTGAACGTCTCACGCTTGAGGAGGTCATACATTGCAGATGGGTCGGTTGAGTAGAAGTCGTGTTCTTGTCTCTCGTCATTACTATGGTTACTTGCCCCATTGTATCGGAGGATGTAATCGCTTGGCATATTCTTATGTTTTATTTCTTCTTAGGCTTGAATGCGACTTCGTAGAGTGAGGTATGACCATCTTTGTGTTCCTTGGCGAACGTAATATGATACCCACCAGCTGGGTAGTAGTCGCCCCACTTATATGAAGCCACACCACTTTCTACTACATCCATATTAAGCATATTGGAGAAAGTCTTTATTTGCGTTTCCTGCGTTAGAACCTCTACTCGTCCCTTGTCTACATCAAGGATAAGAGGGAAGCCCCCATCCTTTATGCAGTTGATGATTTCAAGGACGACCTTTTCGTTGTATTTTGCCATATCTCTGTTATCGTTTATCTTATTTTCTACTGCAAAGGTACGTAGAGTTTTTTGTTCCACCAAATGTCCGAATAAAAAAGTGGCTGTAAGCGAACCGACACTCTTTCATAATGCGCATTCAGCTCACAGCCACAATGTGATTTAGCTTGATACTAAAACTCTAACGTCCTATTGCCTGCATACTCATCAAGAGCTTTCTTTAGGTCAATATGACACATCTCTGCGATATACATAAGTTCGGTAAGGTAAATGTTGCAGTCCCACATATAGTCTCCCGTAATGCCTATGAACCCATTTGAACAGATGTGCCACAAAGAACTATTAGCATCGTCATCAAATGCCTTCAGTACAGAAGCGTATTCCTCAAGAGACACTTTGCCTGACGGATTGAAGTGAGAGCCAAGGTAGGCAAGCGGATACTCCATAGCTTGTGCGACTAACATTGGAGTTACGTTAGAACGCATGCGCTTTGCTTCTTCCGTGTTGTTGCCTTCCTCTAAGCACTCGCAAATATACTCTAACATCCACTCTTCATATTGGACGGGGTCTGTCGGATACTCAGCCGTTCCAATTAAAAGCTCGTGGATTTCATTCAGCATGCTCTCTCTCAGACTGAAGTAGAACTCCATATCTCCTTCAGAGGGCATTGGGAGTTCTCCTTCTTCAAGGACTTTGTTGTCTTCTTTGTCAGGTTCAGGCTTGACGGGGAGCTTGTCGTAGACCTTCTTCGCAAGTGCGGTGAGGTATTCTTCTGTGATGTCGTTGTACATATAGATGACTTATGATATTATTCCAAACAGCTTAGATACATTCATATTGTAATGACGGAAACACAAAAGCCTGACTTCGTCTTTACAAACATACTTATCAAGGAGCAACGTCTCAAAGACATAATCACCAGCAATCGTCTTTGCGGTGAAATCGCAAGATACCTTCCCCGATGACTTAACGTACGTAGCCGTATAGCAACACGAGCGACCATCGCCAACATTAGGATTAGCCTCTTCTACGAGAATAGTCCCGTCTTCGTATGTTGTATTCCAAGTTAAGCGTAGTGCGTTCATACGAGATTACGTGTTATCTGTGAGTGTAACCCTGCTGTTCGTTGTAGGTAAGGCGCAGGATGGTGCTTTCGTAAGCGTCTACACCGAACATATCTGCGAGTCTAATCATATACCCGAGGACGTTGGTATAGCCGCATTCAATGCAGAAAAGTTCTTTTTCCAAAATAGACCAAAATGCTGATAGTTTTTTATCGACTTTATAATAGCGTTCTTCAAATCGGCTGAAGTCATCAGAGGCATCTTCTATCTCCTTAAATCCACCGAACGACTTATCCCTCTTTATCACCGATAGTGCAATGCAGAATGCTTCACCGAAGTAGAAGTTTGTCGTGTGGTCATAGGATGAACCATTTGGGCAAATGATTTTGTCTGCTGTGAGACCTGAATTGATAAGCTCCATCACCTTGCTAATGCTTTCTTTGCCACCAATAGAAACATTCTCAACACCGAACTCATCATATGAATAGGCTCTTGTCAGGTTACTAACAATAACCATCCCTGCATTTGAAGGTCTCAGTGCGTCATGACTGAACCCTCTGCTGATTCCACTCTTGTGGATGCGCTTAGCGAGTTCATTCCAATCATTGTCGTTGAAGTTCTGAACGATAGGAGTTACCTTAGCCGTCTCTCTAAGAGTGGCGAATACCTTTGAGGACGATAGGATATGGACGAGAATATCAACGACTGACGAGCGGGACAGAACGCCCCACGCTGACGTGTTCAGGCGAGAGAAGTCGTATTCGGAAGGAATGGTGTATAGCTTCTTCACCTCCCCGATAGTCAGGTGGCGACATTCAATACGAGTATCACCCTTGCCTCTACCATCTACCGAGACCACAAGACACTTCACCTTGGATGCTGTGATAGCGTTAGACTTGGAGTCCTTACGAAGCTCCAGCACACGTTCCTTGGCTTCGCCACGGATGCGGATAGCACCACTCACGTAATATGCAGTATCAACGGATGAGAGGTCGGGAAGAGTGACTCCTTCAAGACTTACGAAGGTGAACTTTTCTTTATCATCTTCTTCCTCGTCTTCTTCATCATCACTCCACTCATCTACCTCCTTATCACGCACCAGCTTTCCAAGCGATACGCACTTATCCTGAGGCATAGGGATGTTGGTCTCCTTCTCCCCGAAGAGGTTGATGTCTTCCTCTCCGAGGTTTGACCAATAGAGACGCTCCTTGTTCTGAGCGGAGACGAGCGATGCGTTAATCTTACAAGGTGTAGTACCAAGAGTTCTCGTAACAAGCTCTTCGTCTGCGTTAGATAACACTCGCTCTTCAAGAAGCCAAAGGACTTCATTCTCCCCTTCGGAAAAGAGGTCAATGTAGTGCTTTAGGAGCGCAAGCTGAGACTCGTTGCTCCCTTCTTCATCATCATCTTCATTGGACTGAGAGCTTCCACCAAAGATGTTCTTCGCCATAATAAGGTCGGCTTTGAAGTCCTTGGTATCTTCAGTCACCTTGACAACATTAGTTGAAGGGAAGTTACCCTTAATGACATCAAGGCACGTATAATTAACGCCTATGGTGTAGAACGTACCTACATTAACATCAAGCTGTTTGAGAGCCATTAGGATGCTCCCTATCTCGTCATTGATGCCGAGTACGTTTATACTACTTTTTTCAGTCGCCATAACTTATATCTCTTTTAATTTGATGAGCTTATCGCCCTTTTGGATTTCAGATGGTGATACTTGGATGACCCTCCCGTCACGATAGATGAAGACGCTGTGGTCTGACGTGACCTTTACCTCCGTCCCGTCAGATGTCTTGACAGCGAGCATCTCCTTCTTCACCTTGTGCTTATACAGATAAGACACTTGGTTGGAACAGACGTGGTCTCCGTTGAATGTCGGAGTGAACATCAACATATTCCCTACAAAGATATATTCTTTTCCGTCATTCTCAAAATGCTCGTGGTCTTTGAGGAGAGTGTAATGCTTGTTCCAAAGGTCTGCAATGGAATATGCCTTAGGTCTTTGTTTGTATTCATCAACATGTACCTTGGTATCTCCACTTACGGAGTCCGTGTTTGAGTATATCTCAAGACTTGGGTTGCCACTCTCGTCCTTAGGTAGGTCAAGCGTATTGATGTCAAGGGTCTTTGCACGCTCCGTGGATATACCGAGTCTCTTATGTAGCTCCTCATCCTTTTGGAATGCACCCTTGAAGTATGACGTGATAAGCACAGATGCGATACGTGTCATCTGCCGTCCCTGCATTGTAATCGCTTCATAGAGTGCTGGGCTATACAGCTCTGATGACTGACTGCCGAGGACACCCGTAAAGGCATTCATCAGGAGCTTGGCTGATGCTTGTTCTGCGTCCAGCACGTCCCTTTGTCTCAGTAGCTCCTTCAGCCGTTCTTCTTTAGACATTGATTAAGTCAAATTTATCGTTTCCGAAATAAGGAGATAGGTCTCCTATGGTTTTCTTTTTTCCTTGTAGGTAGATGAATACGTCATTGAAGTCCCATTTGGTTCTGTCGGGGATATGGTAGTCACTTCTGAACTTCCTCCAAAGGAAGACGTATTCTCCATTCTTCAATCCCTTTAGAGACTTGGTTCTTCCCGTCTCATCATCATCGTACATAAACCTCCGTTTGAATAGCTTAGGAGGCATTCTTCCAGCCCCACTCGTTGCGATGGCATTGGGTATAAGGAGCGCATCAAAGAAGCCCTCTGTGATGGTTACTTCCTTTGACGGGTCTACCTTGGCAATGCCAAAGAAGTATGATAGCTCCTTGAGCGTCTCTAAGGTATCCTCGGGAACGGCAAGTCTTATATCAAAGTCCTCGCCTTCCTTCATCTTCTTGACAATCTCTTCATACCCCATACTGCGGTATTTCGCTTGTCCTTTCTTGGGAGAAAGAAATCTGTACTGCAACCCTAAGACATGACCCGTCAGGGTTTGATTGAGGATGATGATAGCATTGAGCTTCCGTGAGTAGAGAAAGTCATCCCAGGAGTACTGCATTCTGTTCGTCAGGTATTCCTTAGCGTGCGGTGGAGCATCATCTATAAGGACGTAACCAAGGTGAGCCATCAGGTGCGTCTTGTGGTAGCAATACCTCTTGACAATCTCGTCATCAATAAGTACACCTATCGCCTTACCAGCCTTACGTGCGGTCTCCTTGGAAGTCTTCTTCTTCGCTTTAGGAGCTGACTTGAGTTCCTTGACAAGCTCCTCGTCAAAGTAGACATCCCCAGCACTTGAAGCCTCTACAAGAAACTTCTCTAAGGACATATACCTACCGCAGTTGTGGCACTTATACATCCCCTCGTGGTCTCCGTGTAGGATGATAGAACCACGCTTCTTAAACTCATTCTTTTTAGAGTCTCCACATAGCGGACAAGCGAAGTTGATTTGGGCTTCACTAACGTTCACTCTCTGCTTTACAGCGGAGGTTGGGAACTTCTTTAGTAGTATATCTTCTACCTTACCAATGAGGGTATCGCTTACTTGCATATGGGCTATTCTTCTAAATCCAAATACAAAGGTAATACTATGAAATCATACAAACAAATGAAACGAACAATCACCAAGTATTTGGCGGTTGCACTCTTCGGAGCTATCGCTCTCGCAGGGTGTGAGACGAAGAAAAACGCTGGCTCTATGGAGTATGGAGGGGGTCAGCAAGAACACATTGAGGTCGTTATAAAGGATAGCGTCATCAATAAAGCACAACTAAGAGACTACATCCTACAAGAGGCTCTTCCAAGCCTTGGTCATTGGAGACCTTCTACCTTTAGTAGAGGGGCTAACGGAGACCTTACTCAGTACTCCTGCGTTCTTGCAGGGAAGGATACTCTGTTCATCTACCGACTGACGACAAGCGAAGATGGCAACTACCATCTATCAAAGAAAATCTCCTACTAATGTATATTTTTTTAATCTAATATGGATAAGCGACTTTTAGGTGGCTATAAGCCATCAGACATCACGAGGGATACCCCACGTTTCTCTATGGGGATAGATGGGCTTCCAACCTCGTTCTCCTGCCAGCGGATAATGCCTCCCATTGAAGACCAAGGCTCAACCCAGCACTGCGTAGCACATTCTTGTTCAGCTATGGTGAACTACCTCATTAACACCGAAAAGAAGACGAGGGGGATTGACTATGGCATTGAGGAAATAGAAATCTACGACCAGCGTAGAGATAGGTCAAGGGATGTAGGTATGAGTCCCAAAGTTGCTTTTGAATATATCAGGACGAGTGGCGTATATATACAAAAGCTCGGGAGAAAGTATCAGATAGCGGGATATGGTCTTGTTACTGAGCTGAGTGATTTGAAGAACGCCATCGTGATGAATGGACCCGTGCTATCAGGTCTGTTTGTCAAATCTATGTCTCGTGATGACTTTTGGTATGGCAGTGGAGATTATGGTGGTCACGCCATCTGCATTGTAGGATATAACGACAAGACGCAAAGCCTTCTTCTCAGGAACTCGTGGGGGACGAGCTATGGTACAATGGGATACTATACGCTCTCCTACCAAGATTGGGAGAATGAAGCGATTGAGACTTGGACGATTTACTAAAAAGAGAAGAGGGGAGGCTGAAACGCTTCCCCTCTTTCTTTATCTATCTATATAATTATATGGTGCTCGATATACCTCAGGATACTCATTGAGTGGGTATGGAGGTTTGGGATACTTAGCTACTATCTTGTACTTGATAGGCTCAAAGATAGCTTCAAAATACAGATAGAAGAACACAACATCTTCGTAGGTATTATACTTATCCGCAATCTGCTTCAGCGTCATCTTACCCTCCTTGACGAGGTCGTATAACTCTTGGCTATGCTTAATCAGCCTACCAGCGGCTACTCTTCGGTAGTGTGTTATAGCACCATCTATTCCAACCTCCTTGATGAAATCGCTATCGTAGTGGCTAATCTTCTTCTTTTCTCCTTCCATTTTAATACAACATATAAAGTTAAACAGCTTCCTTCGCCTTCTCGTTGGCGACATTAAAATACCCTCTCATCAAATCCACGAGATGCTCCTTCTCCTCCTTGGGTAGGTCAAGCTCGTCAATGTACTTGTAGCTAACCTCCTCAAGTGACGAGATGGGCATTTCTTCCTCAATCGGTAGACCCTCCTCAGTCATCTTCAAACCCTTCTCAATGGAGAACTTAATGTCCTTGTAGGTAGACCTATCAAGCAAAGCGAGAAGCTCATACGGCTCAATATCCCCTGCCTTATCCCTTGGCACGATGATGTCGGTATAGTTGTTCGTGATATACGACTTGAACTCCGAGAGCGTCATCGTAAGGAGCGACTGCAAGGTGAGAGCTTGGAAGATGGGCGAGTACCTATTAGGAACGAACTCAAGCGTGTCGTCCTCCACGTTAAGGATATAAACGCCTTTCAAGTCTCCAGCGTCAGACCTTCTCAGGTGGTATGGGCTACCAATATAAATGAACTTCCCAAGCTCCTGACGCTTATGGATATGCCCCGAGAAGATACGCTTAGCACGTGAGGCTGTTGTAACTGCACCATCCTTGATAGGCTTTCCTGAGTCAAAGATAGCACCAAGGACTTCTGTATGGAGGAAGATATAGTCAGCTTCTGAGTTGCTTACCGCTTCGGTCTCCTTTGAGTAGATGCCCGTATATGGGATGAACTGAGTTGCAAAGGCACGTCCGCTCTCCGTCTTAAAGTGAACCATTGAGTTAGCATCTATGACGCAAACGTTGGGGATACCTCTTACAATGACAAGAGAGTTGAGCGAGCTGTCGCTTCGTCTTGACATATCGTGATTGCCTGCCATTACATACACGGGAGCTATCTCAGCTATCTGACGGATAATCCCCGAGGCGACATTCATCGTGTCAATGTTGATGGACTGACGATTGTCAAACAAATCACCAAGGATGCAGACTGCAATCCTTTCATTCGCCTTACTCTTAACAAGAGGAATGAAGAAGTTGGTGAAATAGGAAGACATATTGTCAAGCCATTCCGCACTATCGTTACGGACACCAAAGTGGATGTCGCTTACAAGGATGAGCTTATTCAGATACTCAAAAGGTTGAGTTGCACTCATTTCTGTTTTTAGTTTGTTAGTGACAGCATCACGATTAGTTCTTACATATTAAACACCGAGATTGGTGCTTCTACATCTTCCCTCCTCTTGATGCCGAGTTGATGGATTTCTTCTACAAGAGAGTGACGCTCTTGTATCGTTAGGATTTCATTGCAAAGTCTCTCAAACTCTATATCAAAGAACGTGCCAAACCCAAGGACAATGTCGTATATCGTATAACCTTCTGACGTGCCAATTAACTTCGTATAGAAGTACTCAAACATATCTCGGTACGGCTGAGAAGACCTATTGGTGAATACAACTCTGATAAGATACTCTTCATCCGATTGGTCTTCCTGAAACCAAGGACTACCTTCGTATATATCTCGGATAGCAACAGCCAAAGCCCTCTTCTCTAAGTTGCCTACTATATCATCCGTTGTAGCGTCCTGATACCAATCCGATACAGATGGGTCAAGACGTGGCTTATTCTTTAGCTGAGATTTGACATACTCTGCTCCGTTATTATATGAGCTTTCAAATACGGGATTGACACCCCCTCTCTTTTCTGTGAGGTTTACAATGCGTTCTCCTCTGACTTCTTCCTCTTGCATATATAATTGTCGTAGTATACAAGGCAGAGAGAGGGGGTCTCAATTCCGTTACGTATTAAGGGTTCTCGTTGTTCTTCTTGAACTCTTCAAACGTTGGGAGTGGCTTCTCCAGCTTTGCTCCAAGTGTCTGCTGAACCATATGCACAGCGGACATCATTGTATCGTACCCAACCTTCTCTTCCTCTACGTTATTATAGATTGGAGCTTTCTCCTCTACTTGTGGAGCTTGTTGTTTAGGCTCTACTTTGGAAGGGTACGATAACTTAGAAGGCTTGCTCGCTGTGTACTTCGGCTTAGCCGTGTACTTAGGCGTTGGAGGCTCTTGAGGTGCTGGTGCAGGCGGAGCTGGAGCGGGCGGTGCAGGTGGAGGTGGTGGTGGCGTTGGAGCTACCTGAGTAGGCTGTGGTGTCGGTTGTGACGCACCCATACCTATCGGTTGTATGCCAAGCCCCCTATCAAGCATTTCAAGTGGGTCTCCAAGAGCTTCAAAGCCTCCTGAGTAGTTGGGGTTAAGAGGGTCATCTAAACCTCGTCCTCCACTCGGGGTGAAGTCCGTCATCCTTGGTGGTGGCGTTGCATTTCCCATCCCCATTGGTTGTATCCGATGTGCGCTTTCTTCACTCTCAGTCACATCAGGCTGTGCAGGCTGTTGTGGCTGTGCAGGAGGTGCGTCATCCGAATCAATGAACATTGGTGCAGATGTTGTATGAGAGATTAGGTTGGGCTGTTTCCTTGGAGCATCTGTTTGTCCACCCGTCACGCCAAACTTCTGCATCGTCTTGGGGTCGTTGTAGTCGGAGAGTGTAGACCCTGCGACCTCTTCAAGTTTCTTGAAGAACTCACCCTTGTTCTGATGACCATAGAAGTTGCCTTGCACATTTCGCTGAGGTCCATTGCTACTCGCATCATTGTTGTAGAACGAGCGTTGCTTTTCTCCTTCAGAAGGGTCAAAGTAACCACCAGGACTTAGGTCTTCGGTGGCACGCATATAGTCCTTCTCAAGGATGAACCTCTGCTTGGTATTCATACCACCAGCACGGGAGAGAAGACACTTGAGGTACATCTCGTTGTTGGCATCCATTGCAGGGGACTTGATGATACCAAACATCATATCAAGCGTTGCGTTGAGTGCCGAAGACTCAGATACGTCCGTAGCTGAAATCTCTTCCGTGTCCGTCTGAGAGCGAGTGGTCTGAGTAGCCGTTACGATACACCAATCATTCTCCTTGGCGATACGTCTTAGCCCCTCTGCGATATTCTTAATCTTCGTATAGGAGTTGTCATTCTTGCTACCCTTCTCGTCCGACATCAGGTTGATGTAGTCAAGGAAGATGACCTTGAACTTAAACGGCTTGCCTGGCTTACTCAACGCACGTTCCGTGGAGATAAGGTACGAAGCAAGTTCACTAACCGACAGCTTTGACGTGGGGAAGTCTTGAACGACAAGTCTCCCATTTCGGAAGTTGGAAGCCTGCATAGCCTTCAGCTTGAAGCCTACCACACCGCTCTCCTCAGCAGATTGGTACTGACTGATATTGATGGATAGGAGGTTACTGCCGATACGGCTCATACACATCGTACGTGCAAGCTCCAAAGAGACGAGGCAGGTGTCCACCCCAGCACGGACTGCGGAGGCAAGGAGGTTGTGCATTGTATAGGTCTTACCCGACTTAGGAGCACCCATGACGCACCAAAGAGACCCCTTCCAATAACCACCATTGGAGCACTTGTCAAGGAACGTGATGCCCGTAGAGGTGCGTTCAAGTTCGTCCTGCTTGTGGTGTTCGGGGTTGTAGAAGTCAAGACCTATATCAGCCTTAGCCATTACGGGAAGTGTCGACTCCCTCAGCTTGTCCTGAATATCCCCGACAACAGCTACGGGGTCTTTGTGCTTGTACATGCCATCTCGGAATGCCGAGGTAGCACTAAGGAGAGCCTTTTCAATAGTAACCTTCTTTAGACGTTCGTCTATCTGAGAGTCAAGATATTCGTTCTCCTCTTGCAGAGCTGACTGCCTAAAGGACTCGTCATATAATAGGTTTACGAATGGGTCTGTAATCTCTTCCTTGCTTTCGTTCTCTATACCAAGGATACCCTTAGATTGGAAGGTATTGACAAGACCTGATAACAATTTGAAATCAGGCATATCCTTATACCTATCCACATAGACAGAGAAAGTCTTGAAGCATCTCCTAAGACGCTCATCCTCAAAGATGTCTTCGGTGAATGAGCGAATAGTAGATGTATCCCGAGTAACTCGGAGAAACATAAGTCTCTCCAAGTTGCTCGGCATATCTTGTATCGTTGATTTTAAGTCTATCACGATGATGCCGTTGTTTTAGGATTTTAGAGTTCTACCCTGCAATATCGTGCCTCTTGTGGAGGTCTACGATAATCGCATTGAGCTTATCCAGCTCAGTCTCGGAAAGATAGTCGCCAACCTTTTCCTTGTCTTTGACGAATCTAAGCGCAACCATAAGGAGCGTGTAGATGCATCGGTACATCTCACTTGAGCGAAGCATACCCTTCAGCTCTTCGTTGTTGATGTAGTTGTAGTTTATGTCAGAACGATAGGAGTATTGGTCTTGTGGTCTCAGAAGACGTGGCTCAATCTTATTGTCCTTCAATACCTGCATATCAAGCCCTCTGAAATAGACCAAGGCAACTTCCCCTACACGTCTGATATAATCCCCTGCGTACTGCGCTCGTACCCATTCAAGGTCTCCCTTCGCCATACCTTCCGTATAAGCTTGTGTGAAGTCGCTTAGGATGAAATAGTATGCCTTGAAGAGCGTAGACCTACGGGGACGAATCTGATGCACAGAGGAGTTCAACGAGAGCTTCTTCCAGCTATTGGGCATGCACTCGTACGTGTTAGAGATAAAGCGGAAGTAGATAGCATCAGGCATATCCGAGATATATTCCCTATTTGCCAAATCTGCCATGCTACTGAGTTCGTGAATAGAGTAGTCCTTTCTCAGGAGGAACGTCTCGGAGACATTCTTAACAATGGACTCAAATTCTTCCTCAGACTGAATGTCGTTAATACTCCCATCCTCCTTTACAACGGCAGAGCGGGTGATGACGAACTCGTAGCCTTTTGTGTGCATTTCCTTGTAGGAGACTCCGTATGGTGCGTAGTTCCCTGATGTCGGTAGGTAGGAGATTTCAAGACAAAGGATAGAGTTATCCTTAATCTTCATTGCCTTGAAGATACCATTGACATACATTCGGAGCTTATCGCACGCTTCGCTGAGGTCTCTGTTTATGGAGAACTCAATCGCACCATATCTCTTTTTGCGTGTCACAATAGTCTCGTAGTCGTTCATCCACTGCGAGGTGAAGAAAATCTTAGTATCCTTGGATACATATACGCATACCGAAGGAAGGTCGATTCTCTCCTGCACGAGGATGCCGTCTGCATGTTCAAGTGCAATCTCTTCTACTGACTGCTGTACTTTCGCTTTTTTCGCTAACAGCCTTACGGCTTCTTTTGTGATACTCATTCTTATATATAGTGTGTGTTCGTTTAGAACATATCAAAGATACTGACAAACGTTTCAGCCTGAGGGGCAGTCTTCTTCTGCACTCTTTCCTCATCTTCCACTTCGTACTCTACCCCGATTAGGTCTTCATCTTCATCACCGCAAACCACGCTGTAAGCCTGACCATCAAGTGAATAGGAATAGTCAAGGCCAATCCTACGGCTCTTCTTGATAGCCATATACCTATCACCTTCGGAGAAGTAGCTTGAAAGAACATTGAGAGGGTAGGTGATGTTTGCAATATCCAAGAACTTCTTTTTCAGTTCGGAAATTTTATTTACCGAAGAAGGCTTGTTCACTTCTTCAAGGGCAGAGATGCTCGCTGTGATACATTTGTCTGCCTCTTGTTCTTCTGCGTTAAACACTCGGATTAGCGCAAAGGTCTTTCTTCCCAACGCCTTGTCTTCCTGAGTCTCGTAGTACTGAACGATGTAATACCCTTCGGTCTTGTTCTCACGAATGTTACGCAGGAACGGGCGATAAGTCTTCATCCAATGCTTCCCCATCTCCCCGTGCATATTACTATCAAGGGTGATGTTCACGTCTCCCTTCTCGTCCTTTCTTACGATGGCATAGGGTAGGTTAATCTGAGTGAAATCAAATGAAGAGATAGGAGCTACCACGCACTCTTTGTCTCCACTCTCAAGAGCCTGAAGACGCAGACGAATAGTATTCCGTTCGTGTGATGTCAATGTACTCATTATAATATATCGTTTATATCTTTTTTCTTTACTCGTGAGGTCTGCTTCGTCACACGCTCTTCATGCTCCTTGTACTCCTCGTACTCTCGGAGGGCAATCTGTTTCGTGTATTCGTTAGACAACGCATATTGTATCGTCTTACACTCTACTCCTGCAAACCTGCTCAAAGGTAGTAAATCTTCCGCAGGTATACAAAATATGTCCGAAAAAAGTTCTGTCTCCAGCTTCTTTCTTCCCTTAACATATACTGCCTGAGGGACTTTGTTCGCCTTGATATTTTCAAGGAAAGAACACCACACATAGAACATTTGTCGTGGTGAACAGCCCGTCTTTTGGATGGTATCGGCTTGTAAAGGATATTGGATAGACATAATACGATTGACCATAAAGGCATTCTTAGAAAGGGTATCCTCTCTAAGGTTTTTAACCATAACCCTATTCTCATAGAGTAGCTTCACCAAGTCGTATAGTGACATCTTGCTCTCTTCTAATGGAGCACCATTTATCTGTTCCTCTTTTTCTTTACTCGCCATTTTGCGGAATCAAAAGTTTGTCCTACCTTTGTGATGACAAAGTTAGCAATTCTATTTCAAACAGCAAAATGTATAACTCGCTATGAATAGGTAAAAGAAACGTATGGCAAGAAAGAAATCAACAGAGGGCGGTGGAAGCTCTCTTGACCTCTTGGGAGTAATCGCAAGTGCAGATAGCTCACTTGAAATTCTAACCAAGAGTCAGGTAGGTAAGATACGAGAGTATATACCTACGGGTCACTACACGTTAAATGCGTCACTGAGTGGTTCTCTCTTTGGGGGTATTCCTTCGGGACGTATCGTGGAGTTTGCAGGTGAAAAGGGAACGGGTAAGTCCTATCTGTGTATGGATTGTATGCGTGAAGCTCAGAAGATGGGATATACTTGTCTCCTCTTTGATAGCGAGAACTCATATGATGTTTCAAGTCTTGACCGATTTGGCATTGACACAGATAAGCTAATCCTGAAGCAGACGAATAGTATTGAGGAGATTGGTGGTCTCATCTCCAAGCTGACGACCAACCTAAAGGCTCAGTACGAAAAGCAACTTGCTTCCGACCCCGACACCGAGAAGCCAAGACTTATGATTGTCATTGACAGCTTTGGTGCGCTCACCACGACATCGGGTATTGACCAAGTGGCAAGCGGTGAAGCTGGAAAGCTGAACCTGACGAAGCAGAAGTATATGGCTCAGGTCTTCCGTGCTATCACCACTCCATTAGGTCAGTTAGATATACCGATGATTGTCACCAACCACGTCTATGTAGACCAAGGGTCTTATGTGCCAACGGCAAAAGCCGCAGGTGGTGAAGCCCTGAACTACAATGCCTCCATCATCATGATGCTCTCAAAGGCTAAACTTGATGGTAAGGATGCTATCAGCGATAAGCTGAAGCAGGAGAGCGAAGACCTCGGTATTGAAATTCAGTCATCAGGTTGTATCGTAACGTGTAACCCTACTAAGACGAGATTTGCAAAGCCTATCAAGTCTAAGTTCTACATCTCTTTCTTCACGAAGAACAACCCTTATATCGGTCTTGAGAAGTTCCTCACTTGGGACAACGTTGGGATTGAAAGAGGGAAAATTCTTGAGAAAAGAGAATACGAGAAGTTGTCTGATACAGACAAGGCGAAGTGCAGGAAGTTTGATGCACTAAAGGATAAGGATACGGGAGAAACAACTGAAAAGTACTTCCAGCCCAAGGAGACCGCACGAGGTTATGTCGTGAAGCACCTTGGTGTATCCGTCCCTGCAAACAAGATTTTCTGCAAGTCGGTCTTCACAGACGACATTCTTGAACTCCTTGATGAAAAGGTCATCCGACCCAACTACGAACTCCCCTCAAAGGCGGAGATGATGATGGAAGAGGATATTGACCTGAGTGAAGGAGATAGCATCAAGGGTGCGTTTGACTTCTCCATAGACCTCTAAGAAAGACAAGGGCTACGATTACTACTGAAGGTATAACATTAAGTATTATTAACTAAGTGTGATAGCAATAGGGAACAGCAGGTTCGTAGCCCTTTCTTTTTATCAAAATATCAAAGTATGGATTCACTAACAACTTGGTTCGCAGTATCACTTTTGCTTGTAATTTTATGGTCAATCGCTCTGTATAGGGTTGCCATATCACGAAACCCGAATGTAGCTTACATTGCATTCTTCCTGCTACTACTCGGATTCGCAATTATAAGTTCACTCCTATCGGTATTGATTAGTATTATCTCATTCCTGATATAGGTTTATAAAAAAAACTCAGTTGGTTTTGTTCTTTCTATAATATAAAAATTGGGTAAATACCCAAGAATATATATTATTGTTACTGACAAAACTCATGAGTAAGAAATCACAAGTAATCGTAAGAAGTCAGCCAGGTGCTACGGGTCTTTCTAAGGACGACCCCCACTACAACGACCCCTCAGCCTTTGCCGAACCCGTAGAAGCAGAGGACATCAAGGTCATCCAGCTTCACCCTGACGAACGTAAGCGTCTCCTGAAGGAAGGTACTACGTCCGTTTATACGCAGGGCTTCCAATTCCTTCAGTTCCCTAATGGCAGTCTTGGTTACAAGGCTACGTTTGAGGATGGTACTGAAAAGTACTTCAGCCTGATGATTGGTAATGGTAAGTCAAAGGAAATAAAGCTCGTTGACAAGACCTTCGTTTGGTACGATAGTCTGATGGACAAGCTCGAAGTCTTCCTTATCGGTGAGAAGGATAGAGCCTACAATACCTCTAAGGTAGATAAGGTTCATATGGCAATGTTCCTCGCAGGTTCAGTCCTCGCAGGTCTTATTGTAGCTGGTATTGCTTGGCTACTACGCTAAGGGTTTAACAAACTAAAGAGTGTCACCCGAGGTGTTCTTCAATGTGCATCTCGGGTGTCCTTTGTAAAAACGGAAACGAAATAGAAAGAAAAAAGATTATGGAAGAAATTAAGAACTCGGATTATGTCAAGTCGTTTGACATCAATATCGCTAAGCTATATGTCCCATCTATCGGTGACGTGGCTAACATTATGCCCGTAGAAAAGGACGATAAGAATATCTCGCCCTATATCGTAGGTGGCGGTGAGTATCTCGTACGATGCTTCACGAGAGCCATCGGTGCAGACATTGTCGCACGTCAGGGTGTTAGGGTTCGTATCCAGCTCGTGCTTGGTCTCTACAACGTCAAGCTCACGCAGGAAGCTCTTGATGCTGTTATGGAGGCTACTGAAGGCTATAACCTCAATAGTTTTGAGGAAAGAGTTGCTCAGCTGATATGGGAGCACAGGAAGGATTAGTAGGACTACCTACCAATAAAAAGAGAACCGCCTTGGGTACTACACTAATAGTTTAACGAACTAAAGAGTGTCGCCCGAGGCGTTCTATTATGTGCATCTCGGGTGCACTTTATAAAAAAAAAAGATTATATTTGCAAGAGATATGAGAAAGATAAACAGAACATACAAGTTCAGGTTGTACCCAACCAAGGCACAGACCGAGTTGCTTGCGAAGCATTTCGGTTGCGCCCGCTTTGTGTACAACTACTTTCTCAATCAACGGCAAGAGCAATATAGGCTAACGGGTAAGAGTGATAATTACTATGCGCAAGCTAAGATTCTTACTGAATTAAAAAAGCAAGAAGAAACTGCATGGCTTAAAGAGGTAAACGCTCAATCCTTGCAGTTTGCGCTAAAGTGCCTTGACGTATCCTATACCAACTTCTTTAAGAAGAGAGCAAAATTCCCTAAGTTCAAATCAAAGCGTTCTAAAAACAGCTTTACTGCTCCTCAATCCGCTTTAATCACCAATAACAGACTCTTCGTGCCCAAATTCAAAGAAGGCATCAAGTGCCGTGTACATCGGGAGATAAAAGGCAAGATTGGGAAGGTGACTATCACCAAGACCACGAGCGGAAAGTATTTTGCCTCTGTACTCGCAGAGGAAGAATATGTAACTCCATTTGAAAAGACGAATAAGTCCGTTGGAGTGGATTTAGGATTGAAGGACTTGGTCGTGACTTCTGAAGGAGAGACATTTAAGAACAACCGCTACACGAAGAAATACGAACGCAAACTTGCAAGTGCACAGCGACATCTTTCTCGGAAGAAGAAGGGGAGCAGAGGGTACGAAAACCAGAGACTCAAAGTCGCCCGAATCTACGAGAAGATTTCAAATTGTCGCATGGATTACTTGCATAAGTGCTCAATATCCCTAATAGGGAGGTACGACACCATCTGCGTTGAAGATTTGAACGTTAAAGGAATGGTGAAAAATCGTCACCTCGCTAAAGCTATCACTGACGCAAGCTGGGGAACATTCCTCAATATGTTAACGTGTAAAGCAGAATGGAATGGCAAGAAGGTCATAAAGATAGATAGGTTCTTCCCATCCTCACAGACCTGCAATGTCTGCGGGTCTGTCAATAAGGATGTAAAAGACCTATCTATCCGTGAATGGGAATGCACTTCTTGTCATACGCATCATGACAGAGATGTCAATGCCGCTATCAACATCCTTCGTGTAGGATTAAAGCAATATACATCGGCAGGGACTGCCGATTACACGGGTGGAGAGGAAGTAAGAGCCGACCTTTCGGAAAGCCATTCCTCAGCGAAGCCCGAAGCCTAAGAGTTTTCAGCTCTTTGGTAGTTCATCTTCCCTTTGAGGGTTAGCAGTCTTTGATACAAGCTATGTATCTCGGTGGACTTCTTAATGTTGCTCATGCACTTCCTAATCCTTGGGACGTAGTCTTGTGCTGAGGCATACTTAGCTCCGTTCTTGTTACGGAAACCGCTACTAAGAAGTTGTTCCACGCTCCTGCCGTTCATGTAGTTGTACTTGACAAGTTTTATGTACGGCTCGATAGAATCATCGGGGTGTTTGTATCTGAATGCGCTCTTGCCATTGTCAAAGCAACCTACGGAGAATGCCGAGTTAGTACGCTTTGGTCTGCCCATTGTAGCGAAGTGACCTTCAATATGACATTGGGCGAGTAGCAGGGTAATATCAAACTCCTCAGAGATAGACTTTGATACGATTGCTTTTCCCGTCATTCTACTTGACTTAGAGGTTGATGCGATATACTCGTCTACCTCTTTAATGAGCTTATCCTTGGTGTCCTTATATTCGTTCTTGAGCTTGACTTTGACGGATGCGGTATCCATCTCCATCTTCATCTCTGAAGCTCTCACGAAACTTGACTTAGGAAAGGCTAATGAGAAAAACAATACGGACGCAAATACAAACTTCTTTTTAATAGACATCGCTTATATACGTTTATATTAAATTGGCAAACCGAAATGGTTTGAACCCACCGAGCCGAACTCTTTGTGAGACCAAAGGAGAAACCCTAAGTTTTTAACGTTTAAGTTTTCCCATAACGGCATTGCCTCTTCTGTCATCTTGAACCCACCAAGAGAGGCGTTGAATAGTCCAAGAAGGGGAGTGACGTAGGGGAGGGCAGTGATGCCTTTGGATGCTAAGGAAGCAAACTCTCCTACGGGCTTATACCTATCTGCCTCCGTTGGTCTGTACAATGAAGACAGCTTCTCTGAGACGAGAGGTAAAAGCGTATTGTCAAGAGCACCGAGAACTGAACCAACGGGATTGCTCTGATTGACTTTGATGAGGGAGACGATGTTAGGGTCTCCTTTTATTATACTCTTAGGCGTGACGAACATATACATCCCTCCTGCCTTAAGTGAGAATTTAGATGCGACACCACTTGTAAGTGCCTTGTAGCTTGCCTCGTATGCTTTTGTTAGTCCCGACATAGCGAGGTCTGATGCAGATGAAACTCCACCTATAACGGATAGGGCGTGTTCGTATGGGCTGTTGGGCAGGGATGGGAGCTTAACACTACCAAGTGCTTTGCGTATGGAAGCAACGAATGACGTTACAGCCTTCATCAGCTTAGCAACAATCTCATTCTCCTTCTCAGCTTGAATACGGCTTATCAGAGACGCTTTCTCTACCAAGGTGGAAGAAATGTCTGTATATTTCGTTTCAAGCTCTTGTAGGAGCTTATTTGCCTCCTCGGTGCGTCTCGTGACATTCTGTTCTACCAAGAGCGTAGCTTTCATGTCAAGAGCCTTGAGTGTCTCCGTTGCTGTATCCGTGAGGTGCGAAATCGTTTTGTCCAGCTCTTGGTTGAGCTTGGTCTTCGTTTCCATAATCTCGTTTACAGCTCCGTCAATAGCCGTGCTGACATACCCCTTCATATAAGAGGACGCAGTCTCTTTGGCGTGCTTCATAGCGCACTCGGCAGAGCATACTCCATCAAGGATAATATCAGACTTCTTGCCACAAACGATACACTCGCCTTGCAATGGAGACGAGAAACGTCCCCATATCGTTCCAAGGTCAAGAGGGTTCTCAAGAATGGAAGATACAAGTGCGCCTTCCGTCATACTCCAAAGAGAGGAAGCGATAGTCCTGGGATTGAGGTCTTGTTTCTTCTCATTAATTAGGCGAATGGCTTCGTCCTTGTATTGTTCAATCTTTTCTTTAAGCATTTCTATTCAAAAAGCCCATCGTTGATGGCGGGCATTCCAAACAGCCTGATAGTGTCGTTGATAAACGGCAATACAAGCACCTTAAACATCTTCCCATAATCAGGCTCAGGGGCTACTTCAATAGGCAAACATCCAGCAGGGTATCCGTAGATAGGATATTCATCGTTGGTGGTGTAGTAGTACCTAATAGCCTCATTACCTTGTATGAGCTTGTATTTATTACGTAGTGTGGTATCCTTTCGGATGGATAGGTTGTAATACCCTGATGCCTTCGTTTGAGGCATAGCCCCCATAGGGAACTTAACAACACCAAGGGAAGGCTTGACTGATACACCCTTGAGAACATCACCTACATTAACAAGCGTAGAGACATCATCAATACTACCGCAATGGAAAGCAGAGTAAATCTCCATCACCTTCTCTCCCATATTGATTGGATTAAGGTCGTTGTCCCTTACGGATGCAAACACCCACTTAAGGAAGTCCTTCATCAGCTCTCTCGTGAACTCAGACTGAGTGGTAGAGATAGTAGGGATACCCGTAGACTTATCCTTCTTATCAGTGATAACAGCATACTTATTCTTTGCGTAGATAAGCATATCTTCTGCAATATCATCTACCTTCAAGTTAAGTAGATTACCTTGGCATCCCATTCCCTTTGCATACACGTCAAGGTAGTTCATCAAGTATGGCTGAATGCCATGCTCGTCCAAGGATTCAAGGAATGGTATCATATCCTTATTGGAAATACCGAAGTATCTTGCTATGATGCCAAGAGCGTTGAAGGAAGAGTTATGGACAAGGACGTTGTTAGCGAAGAAACAATGCGTTCCTTCTACTTCCATATCGTAGACATCCTCTTCCTTCTCTCCGAGGCTTACCACCTCGTCTATATCAACAAGCTCAAACTTACTGAACTCGTTGCAAAAAAGTCCTTCTTCAATTTCTTGCATAATCGCTTTTAGGTTTATGCGGAGTGTGATTACTCCATAGTGATGGTGCAAAGATAAGAACATTCTCCTTTACAAGCAAACGCCCCTACACCGCAATGGGTATAGGAGCGTCCTTATATTCGTTAGTTACCATCTACCTTTAGGGCATCCGTAGATATACTTACCTTCTTCATCCTCTAAGTACTTAGCGGAGCATTTGCTGGGTAAGAAGCAATGGCATATACCACACGTCATTCCTTTCCTATCAGGGCAGGATGAGCAGACGTTCAAACGCCTCCTCATCTGCACCTTGTTCTTCCCAAGGAAGTAGTTGTAGAACCCTGATAGGATTAACCTTGGTCGTATCTTCATTACTCAAATAGTCTCAGAGGTATTTCGTAGAACGAGTCAAAGAGGACTTCATCAAGTACGGCTTGTCGTTCCTTCTCCCTGAGTTGTTCAAACCTTTCAAGAATATCCATACTACTTGGGTTGTCCATATAGACACGCTCTACGAACCTCCAATGGTTTACCCTCTTCCACAGCTCTGCATTCGTTCTACCTTCAATGTCTCTTATACCTACACTATACGAACGTGTGATGGACTTAGAAGGCTTTGGAATGTACACTGAACCCGAAGGCTTTGCGGTACTTGTCATATTGAATAGAACGCTACCGATGGTATTCCTTTCAAGTGAAGTGTAGTTCACGGAGAACTGCGTCCTTGTCTTGTAGGTGGCACTCAGTCTATTTGGGACACTATTGAGGGCATTCTCTCTCGTTTCCGATGCCATCGTAAGACCATACTCAAAGGTAAGTGGGTAGAAGTACTCAAAGGTATCAAGATGGTACGGGCTATAAACGTGAGCCGAGTTAGAATACACTTCTGCATTGAAGTTGTCACTCGTCCTTACGTCACCCATCACCTTACCGCCAACAGCCTTGAGGAAGTTATTGACGTTGAAGCCACTGAGTGCCTTTCTCGTACCAAGCCAATTCATCCTCTCACCGAGCGTCCTATGTATCATAGGTACATTCATGCCACCGAAGTCAAGAGACGCATAGCCACGAATACCACGTGGGTCTTCAAAGGTAAGAGGGATAGAACACATTGAGTTTTCAATCAGCTCTACGATATTCATATCTTCAACCCTCTTTCTTTTTTCAGAGATAATGGAATCTTCAAACATCGCATTCATCTCCATAGCGTCCTCGTAGTATCCATACTTGTCAATGTACCTTACCATCGTATCTCCATTCATATAGAGTGGTACAACGAATGAAGGGATGGTCTTCCAAGCATCAACAGCGGAGATATTATCACCCTTCTTTCCGAGGAGGGTAGCAACACCAGCGAACTGAGTAGCTACATCTTCCTTGTGGATAATGGAAGTATCAAGCGTCTGAAGCTCTACCACTGCATTAGTTACAAGCATATTGTAAGAAAGAGCTGGACCTCCCGAGAAATACGTTGCGGTAGTAGGAGAAGCGTATATCCTATCAATCACGTTAGGTATCTGACCTCTGTCAAGTCTCTTGCTGATATAGTCCGTATACTCTTCGTTGGTCTTATACTCAGCAGGTCTTATCTTCTTGAGAGGCTCGTGTCTATACAGCTTCTTGTTATATGCAACACTCTCATCCTCAGATACTTGGTTCATAGAGAAGGTGAAGATACCGAGTTCACTTGGAGAGAACCACTTTTGGTAGAAACCACCAACACTACCTTCTTCCTTACCTATACCGATAATATCGTGATACTGCATCAGGTTGATTTCACCTTCCGTAAGTCTATACGAAGCGTCCTGAGCACCCTCAATGTTCACGCTTGATAGTGGTGGCGATACTCTTCTGTGGAAGATGTTAAGTGGTATCTTACCGAACGTAAGTGGTTTCAGACCACCTCTGTTTGCAGGGCTACGACCATTAGTAACATCTCCACTCTTAACGTCATAAGCATCTACACCCCAAGGCTCTACTACACCCAGCTCAAGGAATCTATCGTGGTAAGATAGACCATATCTTTGGTTGGTCTTTTTAAGCGACAACGTTCCATTCGCCTTTGTGTAGATTTCATTAACACTACGATAAGGTAGAAGCGAGCCATACGTGTTGTGCGAGAGAAGTGTATTATCACTCTCCGATGCACCTGCCGTATAAGCGTTAGGTATGGTAGAGTCAAAGATGGTAGACTTGTCGTAGTTGTGCCAAGGGAAAGATGGTTCTGCTGTACGTGAATATCTCGTATCGTTGGTAGCCTTAACAGCATCCGTAAAGTCCTTGCCATATCCTACATTCTTAAAGGGCATATCATTGTAATCCACTGACGATACATTCTTCACCTTGTCGGTAGTCATGTAGTCGTAGATGGATGTTGAGTAAACCCTAAGTCTGAGCGTCACCTTATCTCCGTCCTTAATGAAGATACCACTATTAGACTCGTCATACTTGATAGGGCGTGGTGATATATTACTATTAGCGGTATTCGTCTCAAAGAGTATTTGCTTCTTCTGCTCTTCCGTGAGATTGACCCCTGCGATAGTAACACCCCTTACCGAAACGTCTCCGATGCCGCCACTACCGACTTGGATACGTCTGATATACTCACCAAACTTCTTAGCTCTACTTTCCTCTACGTCAGACTGCATCCCGTTGGTCTTGATGTTCTTGACAAGCCTTATCTTCTGACGTTCGTCAAGCTCAGGGGCATTCTGATACTTCAGGAAGTCGCTATAAGAGATGTCCTTGTTCACCTTGTTGCCGACACGTTGCAAACCAAGCACACCGCCCTTGCCAAGGTTCTTAGTAGCGGAGAAGAATGCAGGGTGCTCTTCAAGAGGAACGGGGAACATATCTACATATACTCTTGAGAACATAAACCTTGCGAGGTAGCTTGCATAGAATGTATTTGCAAACTCTATCGTATCAAGGATGCCAGCCTTAGCCATAGCATTTCCATCGTAAGCATGCAGATGCTCAATGTAGCAATGACTACCCGTATATACATCCCTCAGTCTTGGCTTAGTCATAGACTCCCCGAGGTGGTTTTGAAGGAGGGTATAATCAGCGTCTGTAGCCTTCTGTGCGGGAATATCGTTTCTCGTCAGCCAAGCACCGAACATCGAGTTGCCAATACCAAGGGCATTCACCTTGTCATTCTTGAGCGTCTTGTTCACGTTCTCATCACCAGCAAAGACACTTGCGTAGTTCTTCAGATAGTCTCTGATATGCTCCAGCTTCTTCCTCGTGTTAAACCCTTCACCTCGGTAGGTGACATCAATAAGAATGTCAATACCATAGATAGTTGATTCCACCTTAGGAGCATCCGTCCTCTTCACGGAGGTAGGCTTAACGCCCTTGAGCTTGTACCTATTTCTGATGCTCTCTACGCTATTAGCAAATCCGTCCTTCTTGGACTGAGTTAGAGCGGCTGGTGCAGTGATTTCAGTAGGCGTAGCCCATAGCTCATTCATATAGTCTTCCTTGATAGTAGCCCAAGTAAAGACATCGTACTTCTCTCTTGATAATAAAGTGCCAAACTTCGTAGCCTCATTATTCCCAGGATATAGGAATATGGGCTTAATAGAGTGTGGGTCATAAAGCATACCACCACTGATATTGACACCCGAGACCACAGCACCTGAGAGTTGCTCTCCCTTGAGGTCTGATAGCGATGAACACGTACCAAACATCATCAGAGGATTGAGCTTGTCCGTACCACCACTTCCTACGAGATGCTTGACGCTATATGGATTCCAAAGCGTCTCCATCTCACGAGCGTACATCTTACCCCCATAAGCCTCTACACCTGCATGGGAGTGATTGCTCTTGAATGGTGCAGAGAACATCCAAGGTGAATGTTGCTTGACACCATCAACAGCACCAGCCTTAAAGGCAGTCATATCAGCGGACGTGCCACCTGAGATAGATGGTGAGTTGAGGAAGTCTGTATGCGATGAAGCCTTCTTCGTATGAAGAGTAAACGCAGATGCTTTGATAATCCTACCACTCTCCTTCGTATAATCCATCAGGTTGATACCACTTGCCTTCTGCCTTGTAGAGAATGCGTAGTAATCGTGTCTCCTACCATTGTTCGCATCAAAATGGAACTGAGCAAAGTTATGCGTACCCGTATATCTCTCGTCCTTAGGATTGAACCCATAGAAGAAGCAGTCATTAGGAACGTCAATACCTCTAAGAGTAGAACGCTTGACATCATTCTTCGCTATACCATCAAGGAGGAGGTGCGCACCAAGAGACCTTACGGCTTGTAGCGGAGCGGAGGTCTCCCCATAGGTATCAAGAAGGAAGTTGCCATCCTTGCCGAGTGAATCCACCTTAGTCCCATAAGCAGGGTAGAGTGGGTATCCAGCGTTAGGCTGTACATAAGGATTTGTACTAAGAGCCTTCACCTTGGGGTCTACCGATAGCCACATCATAGGGCTACCCGTGCCTCTATCAAGAGAGACAGCACGCTGGGCGAACTCTTCGAGCACATTGACCATTTCCTTGTAAACCTTATTCAAAGCACCACCCTTAGTCAAATCCATATCACGCATCTTGGTGAGGTTGGTAAAGGTGTTACTTGGAAGGTCGGTCTTCGCCATACATTCATTAAAGAACGCTCTCGCTATATCATCAATGAAGGGAACTCGGTCGCTACCGCCCTTGGTCTTGATAACTCGCTCTACTTCCTTACCCCATCGGTGTTCAAGGTAAAGGACATAAAGGACATTCAATCTCCATACAGCGTGCAGGGTATCCCTACCATTTGCATTAGATGCAGTCGTATGATACCTACTTGACGTAATGCCATTGTACTGCTCATAAGGAGAGTACTTACAGAATAGGTCAGTGAAGATAGCCGCATTCTTGTTCTGTGGAGAAAGGCGTGCGTAATGGAGAAGGTAGTTACCTCTATGGTCTTTGACTGAACGTGCGTTGTTAGCCTTCAAGTCATTGTAAAGGTCATTGCCCAAGTTCTCCTGCGTTGTCCATCGCTCAAGGTTCTGAACATCCCATCCATACTTAACGAATGGAACAGAAACGGAATTGATGGGCTTTGGATTGACGTGAGACCATATGGTGGCGTTATCTACATCAGCAGTCTTGTTCAGAGCACTGATGAGCATATACTCACCAATAGTATCAGAATAGCCCTTTCTCTTATATGAAGGAATAAGGAGAGGTGTCTTTCTGCCATAAGTACGTGAGTAGATTTCATACAAGCTGTTCTCCCCATTTCTAAGAGACACCTCTACGGGGACGTTATTAGCCGTCTTCCATCTGAATGTATCTCCATATTCAATAGCACTATGAAGAAGTGAGTTGAACACGAATGGGGTGAAGTCAAGAGACCCATCATCCTTATATGAATAAGGCTGACTGAGGAATATCTGCTTGTTGATGACAACCTCATTCTCCTTGAAGAACTTCACCACATTCTCGTCATTAAGAAGGTCGTTATACGTTGCCGTCTTATAGTAGCTCTGATTAGAGATACTGAATGCACGTTCGTGGTTTTTCCCTTCGTGTGTAGCGTGCGTGACAAGAGAAGGCGTGAGGTACATTGCATTCCCTGAAAGAGGAAGGCGATAGTTGTCACCAGCACCTGATGCGAATGGAACGGATGTCGTATGCAGTCTGAGGGCATCCGACATATATGGGTTTGCAAGCTCAGAGAGATACCATTCCTTCCCGAGGAGGCGAGGTCTCTTCTTCCCTTCAAAGATTGTCCCAGCCTGATTTTCAAAACCCGTGGAGTTGTTCATCATTCTGCTGATGCTATCATAGTACCTGCCTCTCGTATGTGAAGTGCCGAATGCGTCTGCCTCAAGCCCCTTCTGCGCAACGAGCTTTGTCATAGGGTCTACTGAACCAAATAAGAAATTAGCGGTCATAGGCGCAATCTCTTCATATGTCAATGAGTAATTAAGCCCCTTGATACCCGTATTGGTAAAGTTCCCCATACCATCAAACTTAACGTCCAGGTCATTTATCTCCAGCTTATTAGCATAGTAGAACTTAACAAAATTCAAAAGAGCTGTCTTAGCCGAATCGTTAATCAGGACGTTATAGATGAGGTCATCCATATCAGGGTTCTGATTATACGTATTAGCCATCGTCTTCAAGTAGTTCAGAGCGAGGGCATCCGCTGGAAGCCTATTCATCTTAGCGTTCGTGCTTTCCACAAGCGAGGTGATGGCATTATCAATAGAACGCTCAGCAAGCAGGTCATATGCAAGAGTGTTCTTATCAAAATAAGGAGATGGTGTATCGCCAAGAAGCTGATTATTCCTTTTACTGAATGTAAACTTATGGCTGTCCTTCGCTGCATTATATGAACCTACATGAGAAGACTGATAGAAGGTGGATATAAGGTCTTTCCTTAGAGCCAGCTTTTTCTCTAAGTTAAAACTTAGAATCCTATCATCAGCATCTCCCATGTTGAATCTATCACCGAGAGTGTCAAGACCATCGGTAGACGTGATTGAGTCATCGGAAGTACAAAGCTCAAGCTCTTCAAGGGCTTCACGTACGGCTCTTCTTGTGGTGGCTCTGACGGGGTCAATAAGCGCAAGGTCTCCGTACAAGCTACCGCCCGTGCTACCGCCTTTGAAGACCCCACCGCATGAGCTTAGGACAAGCCTCATATGGCGATAGGGAATAGAACCTATCATCGCTAAGTAACAACTCACGGGGATGAATGCAGATAGATTTGACATCGTATCGTACTTAGCAACTCCATCAACCTCAGAAAGATAGTTCCTACGAATATCAATAGCACCAATAAGCTGATTTCCGTCAGAGTTCTTATCCATTATTGAATCATACATCTGAATGCAACTACCATAGATAGTCGTGAAGAAACTTGGAGCTAAGATTAGTGACGTACTTTCAAGAATACGCTCGTGTATCTTTGTATCGTTTATAAAGTCAATAGTATACTTAGCTCCAACGCCATAGGCACGAAGCATCTTAAGGTGCGTGTCTTTTGAGATATACACCCAAGGATAGTATGCGAGCTGGTCAGCAAATACAAGACCCCAATAGTATTGGTTGTCAATAGTATCAGCCTTGGATGGTGCTGAGATTTTCTTAGTGTCAGATGGCTTACGTTCGGCAGGAGCTTGAAACCACCAGCGTCCAGTCATTGAATTTTCATCAAGGACAAGTGTAGCCCCATAGTCTTGTATCTTACGTCTTCTAAACTCAAAGATAGACCCTGACCTATAGGAGAATGCAATACCTGCTGATACTCCATCAGACTCTGTAGGTCCAAGAATAGACTCAGAGATAACAGCATCAGAAGGGGCTCTGCTGAAGATTTTACTGCCTGGTAGCGTAGGTATATTCAATGACGAAGAGAAAGCGGTCATACCTCCTAAGAACCCCATTCTTAGACTTGAGCTGGCATATTCAGTTCTACCCTTTATAATGCCATTGCCTCCATTCTCAGTGTCCGAATACCTATCAAAGAAAGACGCAGTGCCATATAGGCTTGGGTGCTCGTATCTGCTATAATCAGCCATCTTAGCACCCGTATCACGAGCCTGCTCTTTCAGGAAGTACCATCCTTCAAGGACAAAAGGTGCTTCATTAGACTCACCATTGATATACCTATAATTGTTTGGGATAAGAGGGAACTCCCTCTTCTGCGTTTCAGAGAGCTTTGGATAGGTCTTGTTCAGCCAATCCGTAAGACGATTAGCATATATCTTGATACGAACCAAGTCAGAATGCAGGAGAGCCAGCTTGACGTAAGCGTCTACCTTGGTGATATAGCTGAAGTCTCTCCATTCACCAAAGAGCTGTTCATTGAGTGCCGTCTTCAGTTCAAACTCTACGAACGCATCTTCCATCTTATCATACCCAGGTCTGTTCATCAGCGACTGAATAGAGATTTCGGAGATAGCCCAATTCAGGAACTTCACACCAAGGCTATCAAGACGCTCGTCAATAGGCTTACCATCAGGATTGTCAAAATCAACACCAAGAAGACGACATAGGAAGTCCCCGTACTGAACACGCTCACCTTCTCTAAGGTATCTCGCATCCATACGAAGAACCATATAATGGAAGTCGGGTCTTACGTTGCTGTAATTGGTCTTGCCCGTAGCTCGGTCTACAAGGTTGCGTGTAGCAACACGTCTGTCGTACTTAGTTGCATCATAGTCAGTCATATTCCTCACCTCAAGAAGGTCAAAGCTCTGCTTGACACGAGAGTGAAGTGAACTATATGCCTCACCAACATGGATAGTATATCTCGTCTTGGTGGTGTTAGCAAGCGTAGGATAATCATATGCAGAAGAATGTGTGCCGTAATAGAAGTCTGCTTGTTTTTTAGCGTCCATCCAAGCCTCCGCTCCATAATCAACAAATTCAATGTTGTTTTCATCCCTCCCTGAAAGAGAGTTTAACGGCTCTTTGAGTCCAAAGAGGAAAGAACCTGGCTGTACGGAGTAGTCCTTCAGGTCGTCAGACATCTGAGCCTTGTAGGCGTTCAGCGTTTTCTTCTTGAACTCAGCACTATCCATGTCATCGCTAATTTCATCCTCGTGGTTCGTTCTACCCGTTATCTCATATGGAAGAAAGGCTATATGGTTTGGAGCTTCTAAATCCTCATCAAGCCTTATCTGCATCCCATCAGGCATATTTCTATCAGATGGTACGAGGAACTTAACCCCTGAATAATAAGAGTCCCCATTAGAAATCTTTTCAGCCTTATGAAAGTTCCATGATGGGGCTTTGCCTTTTATGTTTTTGAAGACGAATGGTGTCCTCTCAAGAATAGACCCGAGAAGAACCTTGTATTCCATATAAGACGATAAGAGGAGTGGAGGAGCATCCACCATATAGGGATTCATCAGGACGTATGTTGCCTCGTTCTTTCTTCCGACCCCACCAAAATCCTCTTCAAAACGAACACCGAATAGGACTTCTTCGGGTTCTATATTTTTCTTCTTTGACATCGTAGCGTAGTGATATTGATTATCAGAGGTATTTAGGTTACAGGGGATAAAAAACGACTTCTACCTATCTCCCGATAAGTAGAAGTCTAAAAGATAACTTGACAAAACAAACCGATAATAAAGAGACCATGCCCTTAAATCGTGACCATGGAGGGACTCGAACCCACAACCTTGTGCTTAGGACGCACCTGCTCTATCCATTGAGCTACACAGCCAAAATCAAAAGTATCAGAAACATATGTGGGAAGTACGGGGCGTGCCCCTTTACACTGACCCAAATCAAGTAGCACACACAATTCGTAACAAAGGATGTTAGTGGAGGTTGCACACCCGAAGTACTTCCGTATATAGTGGCGAGGTGTTTACCACTCTCGCTCGTTCTGACCTCTTGTCACTGCAAAGGTAAGAACTTTTTTCAAACTACCAAAACTTCCGAGAAATTTTTTCTTCGGTGAAGTTTGCTTACCTTTGTTGTGGAGTATTTCCTCACTTTAATAACAACAGATATGAAGCAGTATATTGACTTAGCCAATCGGGTTCTATCCGAAGGGGTCTACAAGGAAGACCGCACGGGTACGGGTACGACAAGTATCTTCGGTCATCAGATGCGTTTCAGTATGGAGGATGGGTTTCCTCTCCTTACTACGAAGAAGGTGCATCTCAAGAGCGTCATCCACGAACTCCTTTGGTTCTTGAGTGGCGATACCAATATCAAGTACCTACAAGATAATGGTGTCCGTATTTGGAACGAATGGGCAGATAAGGACGGCAACCTCGGTAAGGTGTATGGTCATCAGTGGAGACATTGGGATTTGCCTAACGGAGGATACATTGACCAAGTAAGGGATATTGTTGAATGTATCAAGAACAACCCCGACAGCAGACGAATGATTATCTCCGCTTGGAATGTAGGTCAGATTAACGAGATGGCACTTCCTCCCTGCCATTGCTTTATGCAGTTCTACGTAGCGGACAACAAGCTCTCTCTGCAAGTCTACCAGCGAAGCGCAGACCTCTTCCTCGGTGTCCCTTTTAACATCGCATCCTACTCGCTTCTGCTGATGATGATGGCGCACGTTACGGGCTTGTTTGCAGGAGACCTTGTGTACACTCTTGGTGACGTACATATCTACTCTAATCATATGGAGCAGATACAGACGCAAATCCAAAGAGAACCTCGTCCTCTTCCTTATATCCTCCTTGATGAAAAGGTTAAGGATATAGACGACTTTACCTACGAGAGCTTCCAGCTCTTTGACTACGACCCACATCCACACATTGCAGGAAAGGTAGCCGTATGATACTCGGAATTGTAGCCGTCTCTAAGAATGACGTTATAGCAGTGAATGGGAAGATGCCTTGGCATATCCCAAGTGACCTGATATGGTTCAAGGAGATAACAAGCGGGGAGAGCATCGTGATGGGTAGAAAGACCTTTGAATCTCTTGGGTGCAAGCCTCTACCTAATAGGGTGAACATCGTCCTATCCAAGACAATGGAAGAGCGTGATGACATTGTAGTCTTGCGAAGTAGGGATGAAGTATTGAGGTATATCGGTGATAATCAGGGAGATACGTTTATCGTAGGCGGAGCGGAAATCTTTGCTACGTTTATGTTTGACATTCAAATGTTCCTTGTCACTGAGATTGATGCTGTCATTCCTTATAGCGATGAAGACGATGTAACCACATTCAGTATCCATAAGGAGTTCTTCAAGCACGCCAAGACGACAACTCCTGACGAGAAGTTCTTGAGCGACAAGGACGAGTATAAGTATGTTATATCTACCTATGAGGCTAAGAAGACGCACTTTCTCTTAGCTGATGACTTAGGGGATGACTATTCATATAAATGGTAATATGAAAGTCTATCGCAATATATTCATAGTCGGGAAGAAGAAGCGGTTTAGAGGTAGTGACAATCTATTAGCCTACAATGGGCGTATCTTTGAAGACTGCGACAACGCTACTCTTACCCGAGAGGGTTTTGATAGTGGAGTAGACTATGTGATAACCTGCGAATGTGACTTTGACCATTACAGCGGATTACTAAGAGTTACAGAATAGAAAGCGAAAAGGGGAGGGCATTGAGTAATGCCTTCCCCTTCTTCTTCGGTTTGTTTAGGTATTAGTTATTCTCCTTCTCTTGGAGTGCTTTCAGCTTCTTGGCTTCACGAGCCTTGCGGAGGTTCTCTATTCTCCTTGCCTTAATCTCCTCGGGAGTCATATCATTTGACTTCACCTTCTTGCTTGCAAGTGGCGTATCTTCATCCTTCTTCTTTGAAGTCACCTTGATAGCCTCTTCAAGAGTAATCTCCTTACCCTCTGTCTTCTCGTTGAGTGGAACAACCTTTACATTTTCAACCTCACGAGGCTTATTGTCATCAAGACGTACGGGCTTTTCCTTCTTAGGCTTCACCTCTGCTTCGCTTGTATAAAGGTCAAGAATAATATCCTTCATCTTATTCTTAATATCTTCCGTAGAGACTGACTGAACGAGCTTCTCGCACATCCTATTGATATGCTCATCGGGGTTCTCAAAGGTAGCACGCACAACATCTACAATCGTCTTCACGGGGAGTTCAATACTCAGACCGATGGAGAGCGTGCTGTCCTTCTTCTTTGAGTTCTTGAGGATGCGTGTGATAAGCTCTTCGTCAATGTCTGAAACCGCTTGTGGTTCTTCCCGACAGATGGGCTTAATAAGTTCCATAGTATCATCATCGGCTACCACTTTGGTTATCGGCTCACTAACGATTATCTTCTGCGGAGGTGTGATAACCATTTCCTCTGCAACCTCTTCGTCCGATAGGTCAATAAGGTCATAGTCCTCATCCTCATCGGGATTAACGAAGTTCACGTATGAAACTACAAAATCATTAGGGATGGGTATGATATTCTCATAGGAGAATGACGTGATAAGGGAAGGGCTGAACCTTGGGTTAGGGTAGTTACCGATGGGGCGACCCTGAGCATCATACTGCTTGATAAACTGCATCTCGTTGTTAGAGTCTACAGCGAAGAAGTTATAGCACTTCCTATCGGGGTATGGTACTTGAATAACCTTGTACTGAGCGAGAGGTCGTGGCTTAGCGAAGGCGGGAACTTCTTCATACTCTCCCGTCTGCTCGTTAAACCTAACATCACTGCCACCGATACGAGAAAGGGGGTAGATAAGGTCATCCGAGACCACGTTCATATCGCTAAGGGTGTAAGCAATCCTCCCATCAGGGAGACGCTCTGACCCCAGGAGGGATACTATTTCATTTTGGTTTACACCTTGGATATACTGAAAGTACACCGCATTCTGCTTTCTATTTGCCATATCTGATTCTTTTCTTAATCCTCACTATCCATACTGATGGAGATTTTTATCTCCTTGATAGGGGTAGAGAACTTACCCATATCCTTTAACTTCTTCTCTTCGTTTGTTACTTCTTCGGGTTCTTCAATGTTGGTGTTCAGGTCGTAGTCGCATAGTGCAGACACGTTCCTTACAAGCCAAACCTTCTCGTCCCTTGTGAAGAACAATTCAATAATTTTGAAGACAATCCTTTTGAGCATATATCTATCTTTTTACCTTGACAAAGAAGGGTTTGATTGTATCCTTCTTGTTGCCACGGGTATCAAGGAACTCGCATTCTACTCTGTATGTCATTTCGTCAAGACCCTTATCAAGAGGGAGGTTGAGTTGCAGTGAAACGTTGTGGCACTCTCCTATGAGAGTATTGTCTAAGGTATTATAGATACGCCAAAAAATAACGCCTGGATAATATCTAAATGAACTTGGAAAATCAGCTGTTATAATGATATTAGTGTTTGGCTTTATAGTGGCTTTGTCTAAGAGGACATCAACATTGTAAAGAGTGTCAACCTGCCCTTCCTTACCTTCAAGTATATCTCTAACACGTCCCGAGCCGAATGAAGAAGGCTTAACCCACATTGCTCTTAACTTACTCTCGTCAAACTTCCTTCCGTAGAGTTCAAAGGTGCTATCCATATATGGAGCGTAATGGGATGTCTCCTCATTGAGTACAACGAATGGTCTCCCGTTCAGAGTAGCCTGAGAGGTCTCCGCCTTGCCTATGTACTGAACGTAGGTGTTATGTGCATTGGAAAGTTGCAGTGTTGTTACATTCCTTCCTGACAAGGTAGATATACGATGGTTTCCATTGGGGTGCGCTACCTCTGTATCAAACCATCCGTTTACAAAGACAAGCTCCTTAACCCTTGAGTTGTATATAGTCCTCTTGAGTTCTTCATCTTCGTCTACAAGTTTCTTGAACTTCCAAAAGACGCTATACTCCTTTGCCTTTGCCATCTCGTACTTGATGTCTATGACCTTGTAGGCGCACTCGCTGATACATACACCACCTGAGATACCGATGTCTCTCAGATAGGACAGCTTGACGACAGCATCACGTTCAAAGCTGATGCCTGCGAAGGACGACACGGGAAGAGAAGCGAACTTAACACCATCAATAATCCAATTACGGCAGAAGGGGTCATCGGTGAGTACATTCCTTCTCATAGAAGAGTTAAGCCCAAGGGTAATCTTATTGTGCCTTTTCTTCTTTATCTCTTCATAGGTATCCTTGAACTCGTGGTACTTGTCATCTGAGACTCTGCACTTGAGGTAAATCACTTCGTTGCTATCAAAGATAGCTGAGTTAATCAGCTTCTCGTTTTCGGGTACAGACTTGAGTGAGGTATAAGCCCTTTCAACGACAACATTGTAAGTCGCATACTCAGTGTTCTGCTCCGTGTCAAAGATAGTCATAGCCATCTCTGCACCACTCCTATTGAGACCCTGATAATTCACCATTGGGTTTCTCTTTACCTTGAGGTAGATATAGTTGTCATCCGTGAATACCGCACCGCTAATAGCACGGATGGTAAGGTTGTCCATATAGACGAAGTCGTCCTTAGAGATGTTTGACGATATGGTCTTGTCTTCAAAAGAGACAGCATCATAATCAACTCCGTTAATAGACACCTCCATAGAACCACGGGCTTGTACCTTGTCTACGAGAGGGAAGATAGGATATTCGCTTGCTTGGATGAGGATGTCGGCATTCTCATCGGTATTTGGCATATCCTCGGTGACAGCGAGAATCCTTGTTATTATATTTTTCTCGTCATAGTACTTAATATCACCCCTCGTGACAATATGCTTCTTGCTTGCCTCTGCTATGTGTGCGTTGTTGTACTCGTCAGCTATAACCGCTTTAAGCGAATATACACCAGCCCTTGGGAATTGTATATAAACAGAGTCTACCTTCGAGAAACCAGCTATCTTATCATCATACACCTCGTTGATGTTAAGCTCCGTACGTGAAGAAAAGGTTTTGCATACCTGCTCAAGGAGATAGCTTGCACTATTAGCTCTCGTAACTGCGGGGATGCGCATCCTTGCCTTAGCCGTGATAGACGAAGACTTAACGCCTTTATTCTTGTCTATGGTAGAGGAGAAGTATATAATCTCGTCATTCTCTCCACCATCAATTGCACTATCAGGAGATGTCGTTATTAAGCTACCTTCGTCTATAACGATAGCATACAATCCACCACCAAGCATATCGTACTTAAAACTCAATGCGTGGGTATTGTCCGCTTCGCTGTATTCAAAGATACATTCTTCACCACCCTTGTTTGACGGAGTGATTACGATAGGCTCTTCGCTTGCGTGGATGACTTCACCATCCTTGAGGAGGATGTACTTCCCATCCATTCTCGTAATCTCGTATGCAATCTCCAAGAAGCCATACTTATGGTCATAGTTATACACACGACCTTCTGAGACGAAGAATGAAGGGAGATATGTGAATACCGCCTTCTGAGACTTATCAGGGAGTGTCATCTTGTTATCGTGGATAAAGATAGGAGAAGTCTCAAGTGATGATGAGCCATTTGACATACCACCAAACATAGCGAATGTATCCGTCTCGTCAAGCTCTATTACATAGGTCAGCTCTTCATACTGAATGGGAAAACTGAATGTAGCACCAAATGGAATTTCCAAAGAGTTATTTGGATTCCATTTGTCAGCGTAGATAATAGACGTGCTTGTAGAGGGAATAGTTTCATATATACGCTTAGCTACGTCAAAACCATTCTCAGGATATGGAGAAACATTAACAGCGTAATCTACGAAGTCACGGAAGGTCTTATCTCCTATATCGGAAATTTTGATATTCTTCCCGCTATTCTCCATTTGGACATACGAATATGCACCATTTGTCTCATCATCAAGGATAGTCATATCGTCTTTCCACATAGGTCTCATCTTCATCACCTTCTCCACCTCAAGAGCCGAACCACCCGTAGTGTAATGCCTTACGGGATGTCCGTGGAAGAACGATGCTTCACCTACAATGTCTGTGATTTCAGATTGCAGACCTATGATATACTCACTAAGCCAGGAGCGAAGTGCATACAGCTTTAGAAGTAGTACGTCCTGAGTGTAGTCATATACCTTCTCCGTTACGGGGATGCTATGCTTATCCTCTCCTACTACCTTGTTGATGTTATATACAAGTGAGAGCTTTCTCAGCTTCTTGAGGTCAAGGTATTCGCCATAGGTTATATTGGTGGCTTTGAGCTTACTTGAAAGAGTGACACCCTTCTTAACGTCCATAGAGATAAACCCAACCTCAGGGGCTTTCTCCTCAGGGTTATCCACTCTTGTGTACCATTCCCTAAAGAAGATGTCATCATAGCCAAGGTAGTTCACCGCATTGAGCAAGCCTTTGTATGTACCTGCATAGGGGAATATATCTTGATGTATTAGGTATAGCTCTTTACTCTTGTCGTTGATGAAGCGTGCGTCAAGAGGTGTTAAGGGAGCGTCCTTGAATGCGTCCTGATAGTCCTTAGGGTCAGGAACACCAAAGTTAGTAAAGAAGGTACGTAGTCTATCGTCAAGACCTTCTACTTCGCTTGTAAGCGTTATGGTACAGAATGGATATACCGATACAAGATTCTTGTATTCTTCTTGTGTAGCAACCGAAGAATAGTCATCTGCAAGAGGAACGAACTCCTCTACAAGACTTAGCGAGAGCGTGCTATCAAAGACCCCTTCGTTGTCTGCCTTCATCCCGTAGTGCAGGACGATAGGAGACACTGCCGATGCCGTTTCTCTCTTGATGGGTATATCGGAGAAGTTGCCCAGCTCTCTTAGCTTATACTCCTTCCCTTCATATTCCACCTTAGCGTAAGAGATGGGTGCGACAAGCTCTACATTCGCTCCTTCCGATATGCTACCTCTATCCGAAGACACCTCAAAGACGACAGCCTCATCCTCAGCCTTAGCTACGATACGATATGTAGCAAGGCAAGGAACTCCGTTGATAACTTTGACATGTGGAGGTATATTAGAGAATGGAGTGTAATAGGTGGATACGTAGTTATCTGAGATACGCTCTCCGAGAATAACAAGCTCGGAGGTATTCATCAGACCTACCGCACCCTTCTCCATCTCAATAGAGCCAACGAGCGAAAACGAAGGGAAGGGAATGAAAGAGTTGAGCATCTTAGCGACAAGGTGCTTGTCCTCGTCATCCCTCAGGGTGATGCTCTTTACCTTGCTACCCTCAAAACGAACAGAGCCTTCGTCAGAGGTGCTATACTCTTCATCCTCGTAAGTTATATCAAGACGCTCCAAGCTCATCGTATAGGTAAGCTCAGAGAGGTTGTTCACGAAGAATATATCACCCTTCGTACCATTATCAAATCGTGAGCCTCCGTCTTCTATGACGAACTCAAACTCTCCATCACCAAGGTTTACTACATACCCCTTAGCTTCAAACCCATCATTAGGTTCTATGAAGAATGATACAATATGATTATGCTTGATATTTTGTTGCTTACCATCCAAGGAAAAGAACTTCATTCCAAGGAGAGAGCTGATAGCTTTATACCTCATTGACACTTCGCTTTGCTAAGCGTATTTACATAAAAACAAGAGAGGGAGGCGTTGTCGCTCCCCTCTCTTTATTCTATTAGTTGATGTTTTCCCGTCTCCTATTACCACCTTTCTTATGGGCTATGGAGAAATGCTTTTTGATGGTCTTGACCGAGTCTATAAGCTCCTCTATAAGCACCTCTATACCCCTGAGAAAAGCATCCTGCGTTGGGTTGGAGAATAGCTCGTTAGAAAGCATATTACGTAGGATATTTCCGTGGTAGTCGTGCCCTACTCCTTTATATGCGTCCCGTGCGTGCTTTATCTCCGTATGCAGTTCTGTTGTCGTTACCCTTTGTGGCATTGCTTAATGAAACTTTCAAATTTGCTTTCAAGGTTATTCATACGCTTGGAGAGTTCGTTCATCTCAGCCTTGACACACTTTACAGCATAAAGAGCAACTACCGAAAGGCGAGAGTAGTCCACCATAAGACGTTCTTCTCCTTCAATAATCTGAGACGATACTACTTCGGGGATTATCTTCTGTATCTCCTGCGCAACAACACCAAGCTGTACATGACCATCCTTATCACCCTTCATCGTATATCTGATAGGGCTTGCAATAGCATTAAGGATAACATCAATCTCGTTGGAGGAGAGACGACCAACTATATCCTTCAGACGCTCGTCAGATACTTCATAGAACCCTTCTGAGGTAGTGACTTTACCATCCACCTTGAGAGCAACGTGGTTTTCTGCACCAAGCCCATCGAGGTTGATAGGCTTGTTCGTTGTCTGTTTCTCAGCCTTGTTAAGAGTAAGAGCATCCGTAGCCGTACCACCACCGCCAGCAACAGCTGATGGGATGGTTACAGACTGCTTCTGAAGGACAAGATAACCATCATTGTTTATATAGGCATTTGATAGGACATTGATAGTATCCCCTGCACCCTTATTGGGAAGTGCAGTAGACTCTACACCCTCTGCGTTATTCTTGATACGTACAGGAAGGTTAGCGGCTTTCCTATACCTCGTTGAGTAACGTTTGATGTTCTCATCAAAGAACTTATCAAGCATATTATCAAAACCACCTGCACGACCCGTAGTCTTATTCATCTCACCCGTGAGTGTGGTGATAAGCGAAGGAAGGTCGAGACCACCTCTTGAACCACCACCACTAATCCTATTTCTCGTTGCAGTGATAACGCCTCTGTTGATAGTAAGGTTGGTTATAGCATAAGATGCTTCGCTATCCTCGTCTTGCAGAAGAATACCGCTATCCATAGCAAAGAGACCCATAGGAGTTCCGAAGTCTCTGTTCTTAGGCTTGGTAGGCGTGACGTTGATATAGTCGTTAGGAGAAGCCGTCTTGTGACCACCATCAATAAGAATTTCACCGACCTTTGCACCATTATGTGTACGACCCTTCAGTTCTTTGAAGAGCTTATCGGAGATGTTCTTATATAGGCTTTCTACAAAGAGGTACATATTTGCAGAAGCATTGTCACCACTCGTCACGTAGTTACCCGTCCCCCAATCGGAAGGATTAGATGGCATCAGATTTCTAAGTGCAGAGGCAACACCCTTCGTGAGGATGCGGTTTTCAACGGGAATAGTCGTCTCCTTATTCAGAGTACGCTCAAGACCCTTAGACAGAGAGTCCGTCTCAATAGAAAGCGTTGCAGGGGCATCAGGTGAACCCGATGGCGAGATGTTGATACGCTTGATAATCTTAGCCTCCTCATTGTCGTTATAGACGGGGGTGAGACCAACACCAAGGAAATCGCTCGCTCTGCGTCTCGCCGCACTACCGAGAACGTTAGGTATAACCTTATTGTCACCCGAGGTCTCAACAATGTCACAGACATTCTCAAAGGCTACTACGGGGTAGACGGGCTGTGCTGTCCCGTCAAATAGTTGAACTACTCTTGATTTATCTTCTGCCATAAAAACTTGCCATCACTTTTCCCTATTTATTACCGCATTCCACGATAGATGTCGTATATCTCCTCGTCCCTTGAACTATACCCCGAAGCAATCTGCAAAGCCCCCTTGATACCATCGTGGAGGTTATACAAGTCCTGCTCATCATTGGAGTAGTAGCTGTTGATAGCTGATGAGATGTAAGTAGGTATCCCCTCAAGGAAGGTCTCGTAGTAGTTGGACAGGAAGTATAGGAACTCCTCTGAGTCAAACAACCTACTCAGGTTGAGTGTCGTCATTGAGATGTCATCGTGGATAGCGATACCTTCGTACTTGCCCTTCTTATTCTTACCGAAGGAGCTGAGCTGACCCTCAGTACTTAGGTTGGCTTTCTTATCCGTATGCGTTGTGATGATACGTCTCTGTTCAATACCATCACGACCAAGGTCAATGTAGTAAGACCTATTCCCAGGAGTTGTCTTATACCCAGCCTTCAAAGGAATGAACTCACCATCCATAGCAACCCTATGAGCCGTATGTATAAGGACGTTGTCGTAGAAGTTATCGTGGCTTCTGAAGACATCCATAAAACGACCTCCGTTGAAGTTCACCTCAACAAGCACTCTCGTATTATCAATGTCTCCTATGCCATTCCTAAACAGATTAAACGTAGTATACTTAGCGACCTCTGCAAGGTCTTTCTCGTTGGTCTTGTTATCCAAGTAAATGCCAATCTGAACAAGCCTGAAGCAATCACGCACATCCTTAATAACACGATATGGGTCTCTCAGTGCGGCTTCTGACATAGGGACGAGCTTGAAGATATTAAGCACATTGTAGTCAGAGTCTAACTTACTACCATCTTGGATAGGAGACCCCTGAGCCGTATCAAGAGAGAGGACGAATGCGTCACGCATATAGTCAATGCTATACGGGTCAAAGTCAGGATGCCAAGTAAGTTTGTCATTAAGCTCCTTCCTTAGCCCATTCAAGTCGTGCTGTACGTATTCCCTACTGATACGTTTGAGGTACTTGAGGTCTCTCGCTTTCAGGAGCATCGTAGACGATACGCTGAATGAAAGGTTGAACTCTTGGTCAAACTCATTGTCACCGAAGTCAGAGCGTGTCTTACGCTCCCACTCAGCGTCACGACCTGGGACTTGCCACCAATAGACCTTCTTACTTGCAAAGCTATTCAGACCCTTCTGTGAGCCATCCCATATATCAAAGAACTTGTTTGACATACCATTAGGAGTAGAAGTAATGATACACCTTGAAGTCTTTGAAGCCGAGATAGTCGGATATACAGAACGCCAAAACTCGTATGCCACACTTCGGTCTACGTGGGCAAACTCGTCAAGGTAAAGCATATCAATGGTGAAACCGATAGCTGATGACGCAGTAGTCGTCTGAGAGATAATACGGCATCCGTTATCAAGTACGATACTCTCCGTATTAAAGGATATACACCCAGGTTTCAGGAAGAAGGGGAGACCCTTGAACACTTCCACGAGCTTACTGATAATCTCCTTTGCAGTAGCACCCTTATTCGCCATCACGAGGATGTTCTTATCGGTGCTGAAGCAAAGTATCCAAGCGATGATAGCTACGATAGTCGTAGTATTATGCGATAGGATATTATTCGTGTAGTATCTGTGGTTCTTGCTATCAATGGTAAGGTCATACATTGAATGGGAGAACCCGTGCTTGGTGATGGACTTGACGCAGTCCTTCCCGCCAAAGACAGCGATGCAGTCACCTTTCTTCAGGTCTTTGACGAAGACTTCTTCCGAAGGTCTCCCCGCCTCCTTGTCAAAGAAGAACAACTTATGGTTATCTGCACAGCTGAGCTTCTCCCCATTTTCTGTTTCTATGGTATAAACCCTATAAGGTTGTGTCTTGTGTATATGGGTCACTTTCTCGTAACCCGTATCGGTGAGTACACGAAGCCTCTGTTCACTTACGTCAATGGTATCTATTATCTTCTTCGTGTCGTCATTCTCGTCAAGCTCGTGGTGTCTTGCTTGGTATAGGTCAATCTTCTCAATGAGCTTGCCTACAAACTCCTTGAGGTTTCTTTTTATGATAAACATCTTTCTACATCTTTCGTAAACTTTAATTCGGTTAATACTGATACTTTGGAACACGTATGCTCATTTCTGATGAGCCTTTCCATTGGGAACATTTCATCATAGAGGTTTGATACACCCCAAGGGTTGTTATGGCATACAGCGATTGTAACGCAGAGTTCTGCTACCTCAGATATATCACAATCCATCAGTTTGCCTGCATTATCCTCCGATAAGGCATACGCAATAATATCCCTCATATTACTCGTAGGGGTATTAAGCTCTACTGAAGACTTTGCCTTGGTGTCCTTATAGGGGCTACGAACGTCTATTGGGTATAAGTATGGCATCTCTTGCTTGAGTGATAAGTTGAAGTTATCATTGAAATAACGACATATCCCATACTCAAATGGTATGTTAGTAGCTTTATCCTTAGACATCCTTGTATGCTCCTTAATTTCATCGGAGATATTTGGGTATAGCTCACCCATCTCCTTTGAGAACAGAGAGAAACGAAGACCTCGCTCTTGGGCGTTACCACACTTATGACATATGACTGACGAGAAGTCTATTTGTATCGGGAGGACACCATTGAGTTCATCTACGAGGAACTCATCAGCAATAGACTTAAGCTCAGATTCAGTCACAAACGGAGTGCGTGTTTCGCTTAGGTAGGAGTATGAAATACCACTTAAATCACCCTCCGACTTGCAGAAGCACATAACCTTATACCCATCGTCATTAACACAGATACTAATTGGAAATCTGAATGATATGGAATTTGGTACTTCGTATGTTTGATTATGACTTAAGTTATGGTAGTCCATTATGCAATGAGACACATACCCAAAGAAGTACTTAATCAAATATGACACCTTTTCATCAAACGACTCAAATGAGTTGTCTGATGTTTCAGCTAAGAGTATGCTGGAACTTTCCGTGTTCTCAATATAGTCACCTCCTGAAAGGTGTCGGAAAAGCTCGTCTCTGTTTATAATCATGAACATTATAGTCTTTTGTAAACCCAAAGAAGTACACCCCTTACTTTATCAAGGAATGTCTTCTTCCTAAACTTATGGTAAATTTCTCCAATCTCTTGGTCTCCATCATCCCAAAGGGGCATCACCTTCGTATCATACGTCACGCACTTACCCGTCTGACGGCTCTGCATAAGGATGACGTTTCTGTTCTCGGGAACGCATAAGTCCATCTCCTCATCATAGACCTCGCTCGTGACAAGCTCAACGGCTTCACGCTGGTAGTCTCTCAGCTCAACAAGGCGGTATCCGTAGTCGGTCTTGAACTTAGCGTAGTTCTCCGTGAAATAGTTTGCATCAAGCATACACCTATCAAACTCTGCGCTCTCCCACTCTGTCATTTCAAAGAGGATATTGGGAGACCTCAGTTCAGGGTTCTTCTTATAGAAGGGCTTGTAGTCTACCTTTGGTGCGCCACTTGCTATGGAGTCAATAATCTCGTTAATCTTGTTTGTGCTATATATTGTCGTAGCCGCACCTTTCTTCTCTACGTCCTGCGAAATGCTGTTTTGCAGGTCAGCGAGAGTTGTACTTGGTGGCGACATAGCATCCATCCTACTCATTTTCATTGTCGTAGTCTTTGCAGTCTATAATACTATATATATTGTAGTTACAATCAAAAACAACGAATGAAAATAGCGGATTACCTTGATTATAAGTTCCTTACGAGAATAAAGAACAGCAAGAAGTCAAAAGAGTGGTTCAAAGTGAACATTTTTGCAGACCACCACGATAAGGCTTCCGTTATGAATAGATACGGGATGAGACCTGATGAGGATGGTGAGTCCGTGCTGTGCGAGATAGTTGTACCTGCCGAGGTTCTCGCTAAAGACCCGAGCTACGAAGACAAACTTGATT